TTCTTTATCAAACAGTCAAGATGAGTTCCCTGTAGATTTCGACTTAGCGTGGCAGTGGCTAGGCATGAGCACTAAGCGCAACGCTAAGGTTAGTCTTTTAGATTGCGGGTTTACTAGAGATCGAGACTACAAAATTAACCTAGTGATTAATCATGAGCAGCTACCCTCGACGTTCCAGAGCACAAAAGAAGTAATACGCCTTACTGTTGAAACATTTAAAATGTGGGGTATGATGTCCCGCACCGAGCAAGGCAAGTTAATTCGCGAGTACTTTCTGGAGTGCGAAAAAGTTGCCAAACAGAAGACATCATTTGAGTCGATCGCCAACGAGAAAGACTGGAACAAGTTACGATCGGATGGTAAGCAGTATCGCCGCACCTACACAGATCGCATTAAGGAAGCTGGTGGTAAAGGGCTAGACTACGCCAAAGCTACTAACGAGATCTACGTTGGTGCGACTGGGCTGGATGCTAAACGAATTAAAGGGCAGCGCGGCATCGTTAAAAGCAAGCCAGCTAGGGATGCTTTGAATGTCGGCGAACTACAAATAGTCGCGATGACTGAGTGGCACCTTTCAGAAGCCTTGCCAGATGGCTCTAGTCTCAATCAAATCAACCAAGCTAGTCGATCACAAGCCGAAAGATTAAAAGCAGCATTGCTAGTATTTTAATTGACACTCACACACAAAAGCCGCTCCTGATCTTGACGATGGGAGCGGCTTTTGTGTTTGCAATAGGTGATTAACTAATTAGTTGTTGGTGCCAATCATTAATTGCGCCACGGACAATATTATTGTCTCGGTAGCACCAAATTGACTCGCTCTGTCCATTGCAAAGCCGTTCTTCCTGAACCCGCTCTAGGTTAAGTTCCTTGACGCGCTTGCCGATATACTGACCTAAGTTAACTCGAGTAGATGCGTTGGTCTTGATACCCATTTTTGATGCAATCTGAACTAATCCATACCACTTATCTTCGGGGAATTCGTTGGACGATGGTAATGATCGATTGAAATCGACAATGTCGTTCATAGCACAATTGATCAGAATCTGAGCTAGTCGGGGATTAGACTTGCTGAGGATATCTTGAATGCGATCGATTGCTACTGCTGTTTCAACCGCTAATTCGCGAGAGGGCAATTGAAGGATTGGCTGTGGAGCGATTGAGACTGTACCGACTGTCATCAGCTCATCGATCCAGAAATCTACTTGGATTGCAAAGTCGTCGGAACACCACTGAGCAAATCGGATTGCGACCTTAGGATGTCCCCAAGTTGCTTGTTCTACCCCAATCCCAGTAATGACTTCAATTAGACAGCTAGAACCCGCATGGTTGTCGGTTACGGGAATTCCCGCAATAGCCGAAAGTGTTGCTAAATATGATTCGGTTCCTTTTAGCCGATACCAGTCGTTGGTTTTCTTCCCACTCGCCATCGCCATGTCGGTCAGACAAACATACTTGTCTTCGCGAATCCGAATCGATCGGCCATTGTAATTTCTGTCAAAAACTGATAACATTGTTTTATTGTATTGGTTACTGTCTCTACAATAAAAAAAGCCGCTCCCATCGTCAAGAGGAGCGGCTTTTGTGTGGCTGGCTATTAATCGCAACGCTACCTGGGGTTATCCCAGGTGCCTCGATGTTCGTTAGCTACTGTATTATCAGATGTGGTAATTAAGTCGTCCATCGTGATCCCGATACCCTCCGAAAGTGCTTCTAGATATGCGGTTGTCCCCTTTAACTCTCGCCAGTGCTTGAGATACATTTTCCAGATCCAAGGCTTTGCGGATATCAGCCGCAAACTGCACCAGGTACTAGAAGAAGCTAGAAACCTGCCACTGAGAAACCTTTCCATACAAGTTCACCGCTCTCACCCTGAATCGGTACTGTCCCGGAGCTGTGAGAATTTGTGCGTCGGTTACTCCTTCAGCCAGAGCAGTGGGTTGCCATGTTCCCGCACTAACCTCCTGAAACTCAAGATCATATCTGGTCACTGCAAGGCTCGTAGACGGACTCCAGCCGATCTGATAACCACCGATAAAGGCTGTGACCAGTAGCTGCTCTGGAGCTTCCGGAGATTGTCTCGATCCTTCAAAAGGAGTCAATACCTCGTTTGAGTCAATTAAGTCGAACTTATCAGAGTAAAGAACGCCTATAATCCCATATTTTCCAACTTCTGGGTTGGAGATTGAAACTATCTTGTAAGTTTCGACGATCGACGGATCGTTTAAAGCCCAAAGAGTTCCCTGAGGAATATCTAGAGGTAGCGAAGTTGAGACCAGTATAGTCGAGGTCAAGCCAGGTGAATTGGTTATATTTCTAACAGTACGAACTCCCCCGATCATCAATACTAGCGAGGATTGGTTCGCGCTCCCTATCGTTGTCGGAGCGTCGAGTGTCACGCTAAATTCGGTTGACCCAGTAATTCTGCCTGCAGCTCTAACAACAGTTTCTGAGCTGTCTGCAATAGATATTAAATCTCCTGGGTATCTGTAAATAGCATCATCACCAGTTGCAAACGATACAGTCTTGGAGTTCTCTCGCTCTGTTAAAAGAAGCCATCTTCCGTGCCTACGAGCCTCTCCTTCACTGGTACAACCAGCCAATACAACTTCCCTTACTTCATCCCCATACCTTGTCATGTCACTCCCATAACCTATATCAAATAAGTCTATGTACGTAGGTTTCTTTTTACCCCCTTCGCGCTGATCATACCAATAAACCTGGCACTTACTATGCTTTTCTTTCAGTGAAACATAATCGTAAGTAAAATTTGGTTGAGTCAAGACGCCGTCGTCACTGTATTCGCAGATGGTGTTAGCATCAGTATAGACGTCAACAGGTTGAGTTCCTGGCCTGTCTTGACTAAATAATAATTGCCCACCTGCAACGTAGGCAAGCCCTCTTATTTGAGCTAAAAGGGCGTTGACAGTTTGAAAAATGTCTAGCTTTGAGTTGATATAGGCGTTGTAGACAAAGCGAGGCTCTGTGCCTCCATACCCATTATTTACCCGCTGATCGCAGTACTGTGCAATAGAATACAATGACCACTTATCAACATTCTCTGTGCTTATGTAATTTCCCGCGCCATACCGAGGGTTGGTAAGCATATCCATAAGTACCCATGCAGGGTTGTTCGTCCACGCCCTATTAAATGTGCCATTCCACAATCCGGAATAGGTACGGGCGATCGGATCATAGTTTGAGGGAATCTGGCAGATGATTCCTTTTAACTTAATGGTTACTACTGGTTGCGCTTTAAATAGCTTGGAATCAAACTCAAGGTATAACAGCGCGGAGTTTGGATACTTAAAGCGTCTCTCTACGATTGGGGTAATTGTTTGCCAAAAGAGATCATTCTGCTCGTTAGTATCGCCTATCGGTACATCTGGTGTAGTTCTCACTATCCTTACCTGCCACGGAGAGCCATTGTTGGCAAAACCTATTTTGTAATCTCTGGCGTACCCACCCTGATTTCTCCCTGCAAACGAATCAGAGAACTGATAAACAAATGGTCCATTGCTGGTGGACAAATAAAAGTCAAAATTAACCCTGCTACCTACGATTCTATTGTTATCCGTTCGGCTAATTCCAGGGGTAGACAGGGTGATCTTCACGCTATTCGCGTTGGGGTTCGTAATGGTACGAGTAACACCTCCACCACTATTGGATATTTTGACCCCAACATTTTCAGGGGAAGCCGCACCTTGCGCCGCCGCTGAGATTGGTGTTTGAAATTGAGTACCCGATCGATAATCTACCGTAACACCCTGAAAGTTTAAGGTGCTATCTGGATTCATTATTGGAGTGTTGTTAACGTAGATCGACTTTTTGTAATCTTCACCAGGTGGGAAGCCAGCTATCTCACCCTCACTCAACAAGAATAATACTTTGATTATTGCCCTAGATCTAAGCCCGACCTGCTCATCTGGCTGCGCTGAGTTCGATGAGCTTTGACCACCCCCTCCAAATAGTCCGCCCGATCCTTTGATCTCAATCATGGTAAATAAATTGTTTTGGTTGTTTTAGTTTTCTATCTTTTGGGCTTGCCTAGTTATTTGAGAAACCATTAATGCCAGGGAAACCGCCATATGGCAACTCAGGATTGCCTTGTCCCAGCCTTCCTCCCTCTCGATCCCTGCATGCAGATACGTTTCTAGGGCAAGTAGGGAATTCTGAGGTAATAGGGACTCCGCATTCCGCACCGCCATAAACCAGCGGGCAACTGATGAGCAGCGTTCTCTTTGGCACCTTTTGCCCACTAAAATCAAACACAGACTTCAGTTCAAATGAGATGGAGATGCTGCTATGTGCTGTGGGACGATCGACTATGTAGATGTCTGCTAGCCCTATCGAATCAGCAACGCTGTAAACGTAGCCCGGCGTGTTCTTTTTGATCTTGTGTCTTGTGACTTTCGCACCCTGTAATCCATCGAATGTGCGCACTAGCGTACCAATAAATCCAAGTACGTTACCGACTTTTATTGTTGGTGTTGGCAACCCCTTGGACGTAATCTCAAACCCGTCGGTCTCAATAGGTATTGAAACATAGGTCTTCCCATTGAAGATCACTGAATCACTGTTGTACTCATGGAAGTAGTAGATCTCTCCACCGATCGGAGTAACATCTAGGTCAAATAAATGAAATAATTCCACTTTAGCTTCTAAAGACCAAGATAAATGAACATGTTTCCACCGACACTTGCGGGTATGTATGCAGTGCCGCTGCCACCCAGTGAGACTGAGTGGTTGTGGGCTGGAAGTGCTGTTGCCTGGCTTCCTGAAGCCCTTTGAACGGTTGCTAATTGTGCCACGATCGTGGTTCTTTCTCTATTCGTCATTGCTGTATTGAGTTGTCCAAGCAATGTCGTGGTCAAGTCACTGAGGTATCCCATTTTAAACAGGTATTGGTACTCTTTCTTCATTGTAACAGCGGCAGGCTGTAGTTTGAGTATTGACGATCAGCCAATCCGCCACTTCGTTAACTTCATAAAAAGATATAAAATACCCCACAATCCTAGTTGAATTGTGGGGTATTTTATTGTCTAACCACTTAGACTCGTGCTTTCACTGTCGCGACAATCTCGATAATCGAGTTTTCACGAGCCACAATGCGATGAATTCCACCTGCTTGTAGTCTCACTAAATGTTCGGCTAGATTGATACATAGCTGGTTTCCGAACGCTATTTCCTCCTCCAGAGACTTGTCACTCCATCCATTGTTGGGGTCGGGATTAGTATCCATCTGCGACTCCTCTGGAGTAGAGGGACTCATTGGTATTCTCGAATGGGAGTGAGTGGGTCGTGTAATTAGTGAGATCATCCAGATCATTAGCTGAACCAGTTTCAATAAGCTCCAAACTAGAACGACGAAAGAAGCTGTTATTAACTGTAATCCCAGTTTCTGAGTCTGGAATACAAAGGTCTTCAAAAATCCAATCGATCGTTTCATCTATTAATGACAGTATTTTTCTGTCGAAATTAAGTTTAAGTCCTTTCATCACCGCCATATTGACAGCTACGTGGCGGTACTCGTCCCTTGCTATTTGGGATGCCATATGACTGAGTGAGCTACCTCCAAACAATCTCATGGCTCCTAGACTACAAAGAAAGACTCCAACCTCTAGTGCGGCCGCGGGGACGATCGGGTGGTTCTCTAGAGACGTCCAGCTTTGGGCAATGTCTTGAGCCATCAACTGAGTGTTACGATCAACTGGATAAGCCTCGGCCGCCAATCTGAAACCAAGGTCGTGAGCAGCTTCATCAGCTACGTGGGATCTCAGTAAAACTGGCAAGGTAGCATCAGTAGGGAGATCTCCTTTCCCTGCATCACGAACGAAATCGCCTACTGGTATTTCGCAACACAATCCCAGCGCGATAATCTTTTGGATAGATCCTTCACATCCCCACTCTTTTTTGATCGAGCACGAGTCGTCTGCGAATAGAGTGAGAGGGCTAGGGTCTACTTTTCTGGGTTTCCAGAACACTGGAATCAATTTGTCGTTTTTGTTGACACATCGAGAAGCATAGAGGGACTGGAACGTTGCCATGGGATACTAAGATATTAATAAAGCTGAGTTGATGATTAAGTGGGGTCTTTAAGTTCCCCACTTAATGAAGGTAATCGATCAAGCGATCGTTTATGTGGCTGGTTTTTCCTCATCGGCAAAAATACCAGTGGAGCCAAAACCTCCTGAACCACGAGAAGTTTCTTTGGTTATTTTGTCTACAACAGCCATTTTCACGTTGTTAAAGACCGGGCAAATGACAAGTTGAGCTATTTTATCGCCGATATTGACCGAGAAGTCAACAAGGCTATGGTTGATCAGTATGACGGAAATTTCTCCATTGTAACTACTGTCGATAGTCCCAGGCGAATTAAGAACTGATATTCCATGTCGGGCTGCGAGACCACTGCGAGAACGAACTTGAGCTTCCGTACCAACAGGGAGGTTGATTGCTAATCCTGTTGGCACCTTCCCCCATGATCCAGCCGGAATCTCTGTGCGAACAATAGAACGAAGATCCGCCCCGCTGTCGCCCTCGTGAGCATACACTGGCACTTGAGCAATTTCACTTAACTTGATTATTGAAATCTCGTCTTTTTTGGGACTATTTTCTATCAATGCTTGGCACTCCTTAATTATAGAGTAAACTGGAACGACCCATCGTTTTGGTAGGGGGTGAGTGTTGTCTTGTAGAGACCAGGTAAAATAATCAATAGCCTTGGTTAAATCGCTTGAAATATCTTCAGTTTTTTGTCCTACTCGCCACAAATATTTAATTCCTGTCAGTAGAGTAAGGGAAGCTTCTCCTTCGTAGGAGAGTCGTTGCAGTGTTTCTAGACACGAATCGGCGTAGGTAATACCTAACATATCAAGCATTGGCTTGCCGATTGGGGAAATTTTGGAATAGTAAGCGATATGGGGATTGAGGTGCATAAATGGTACTGGGTAGTTTGTTAGTTTACTGGAAGTCTCGAAAGATGCAATGCCTGTTACTCGTCTCTGACTCTGTTAGCCCGCGCATGCAAGGCATTCTCCTTTGCGGGGAACTTCATAAGCTTCCTCTTCAGGAGAACTAAATTCAACAACATCAACCGACTGAACTTTCTTACCTAAAAAGCCACGCTGATTGTAGTTTGCAGCTTCAGCGTAGTAAAGTGTTTTTGACGGACGATCCTTAAACTTAGCGAGGCTTGTGACCGTCATCTCACTCCAGGAATCCTGGGAAATTCCATGAGAACGTCCAGTACGATCCATCATTTGCTGCCACAGATCGCATAATCGTTCGTGTAGATCAACACCTACCATGACATCAGTTTCTACATTTCCATGAAAGTAGCGTTTATTAGCCTGAGACTGAGAGCTGCGATTAACGACTCGTCCAGTAGGAGCAAAAATTCCCCGACAAATCGTTTTACCAAGCCTATCAGTGGACTCATATGCGTGACTTTGGGCAGGCTCGACAGTAAAGATTCGATCTAGTAAAGGAAGATCCTTTGCTCTCATGTATTCATCACATACTTGAGTTGCCTCATGGTACCCAAGGATCAACTGAGAAGCTATTAAATGCGCTTTTTGATTTACGCCAAAAATAGATGCCCCGTTTAGCAAAACGTCTAGCGCGTCTGCAAATTGTTGGTACGTCACATCTTCAATAGCAAGTAGATTCGCTAAACCCATTACGTCTAGACCAATTTGACGATCCTTTTCCAGTGGGGCGTAATAGGACGCTAATTCAGGTAAACGCTTTCTCCATGTGGTATGAAGCTCGCATAAGTCCAGTGCCGACTGCTTCATTGCCTCCCGAATGCCCATAACCTCGCACTTGCCTAGGTTCAACCGCCAAATTAGACAAGTTGCTTTGTGTCCAAGAACCAAGCCCATACAGACATTAAATGCTAAACCCTGGGGGCATTCTTTCTCAATGAAGGTCGATTCTTCATTCCGTGATTTAACGATCGCGTCTATCAATTTAGGGTATTGATAAGCGGAGTTGTGGAAAACAACACCCTTTTTGTGACTACCTTGAACTTCCACGATAGGAATATTGAGATAGTCCTCAATAAGTGGACTGCGAGAACTCATTGAGCTGGTGATGATACCTTTCTTTTTACCTCCACGGCGGATTACGCTATTCAATACGCCCAATAGTTTGATCAGAGCTTCGATAGTTCCAGCCTCCAAATAAACAGCAATCGCCTCGTAGATAGACAGAAAAGATTCAGCTCCACTGGCTTTTAGTCCATTGCTGTTCAATGTACCAGCAGGGCGGATGTTACTGAGATCAATAACAACATTCTCCCAGCTCCAGTAAGAGCAAAGTTTATTCCAGCTATCTAAAATTCCATCAGCACCTTCGATCGAATCGGCAATTTTAAGGATGCGTAAGCCCTCTTTTTTGAGGGCTGCTTTTTTGATTGCATTAGGGCGAGTATTGATGACTTGAGCTTCTGCGTGCTTTGCGTCGATATACACTTTCCATCCCTGAAACGGATTTCCTGTGTCATCTATAGTGCTCCGCAACTCAGTGTCTACGGGAAAAGTGACCTTGACTCCACTACCACCCTTTAGTGCGCGGGTTGCAAAAATCAGTAGATCAGATAGATCGCCATTCCATTCGTATCGAGTGCAGCTATGGGGTGTATCTCCCTCTTCTTTATTCAACAAGAAGGTCACCGGGCGGCCAGGGGCTGCGCTCACTCCTTCTGTCAGTTCTGCCTTGGTTCTTTCGTAAATACTTTTCATTAGTCGTCTCGGTTGTAGTTTTTTGGTGGATAGTCTTTCAGGAGCTTCTTGAATAAAGGCTCGTAGTTGGCGTCAACCGCCTCCTTTTTTTCTTCTTCCATCGTCTCAAAATAGCCTATCTTTGCTTCTATGTACGCTTCCCTGCGTTGCTGTTGCGCTTTGTTTTGCCTGTCTGTGCCTTTCATTTCTTTACTATCTTATGCTTTTATTTCTCGGCAATCAACTCAAAAAATCCAGTTGAGATATCTGAACACTTATGCTTGTTTGAGCTAGTCCTTTCTCTTCTAGTAGGCATATAGCAGCCAGTACAGACTTGGATTTTAGTGTCTTTGGCTTCCACCCAGTTTCTAACTGAAGTTCGGTTAGGTCGTCCTTTTCGATACTCCATTGACGAGCAAATTCTACGCTGTTGAAAACTGGATCGTTGGCTGTAATCTCTAGGGCAAAACAGACGTAGAGAGTGTCTGGAACAATACCTTTACTCCAGAGTTCGCGGATCTTTGTTTCTGACAGATTTAATTGATTATCCATTGTTGATGCCTATATATTCTTTTGCAGTGCGATCTGGGTTGGCGGGTGCGTAAGGATCTAATTCTTTCACTACTGCAGTTGTTCTTTTACTGGCAGTAAAGCGAACTTTTTTCTGCGCTGGAACTAGATATGGTTGTTGAGTAACTATCTGTTTCCGTACTCGCGGCTTGCAGAACCGATAATGGAACTTTCCGAAATCGCGGAGACTAACCTCTTCTCCACTCTCTACGACTCTAGCGATCAAGTCTAAAGTTAGATTGATGATCTCGCTTGCGACCGCGGTCGGGATAGAAGCTTCGTGAGCTACTACCTTAATTAATTCGTTTTTATTCACTTTAACCTCTGTGGTACTGCACTTATTATAATGCTCGGCAGAAAAAATGTCAACTCAATTCTCCGAAATAATTAAACTTTTGGGCACGATGCGCAGATCTTCTGGCAATAAACCTGGAGTGCTACTACCAGAAGGGTATATACAACAAACCCACGGCTCGATAAATTCAACGACGGTAAGTTCAACTCCGATCAGCGAAGCATATGTACAGGTAGTAACCGAATCACCCAGCGAGAAGCCCTTCCAGCTCGTCAAACGTCTTCGACTGACTTCTGATGCATTAATATCAGCCAAGGCAGCCTGCTGGTACTTTGACAGGGTTCCAATGAGCATCTTGTACTTACTGGCTGTACTGGTTTGCTTAAAACTAGACAGTTCCGCGATAGCAGACTCTCGATCGAGTGCAATGATAGAGATCAGTGGGTTGATTGATATCATGGAGAACGGTTTAATTAACAGGACGCGGCTTTTTCTCTGGCCGTATTAGCCGCTATGACCATCGTTTTGAGAGCCTGAAAGCCCTCAGGAGACTTCGCTTTAATGATATCCGCAGCTTGACGCATAGACTCCTTGTCGTCCGAAAGACTAGCTCTGAGCAACTCAAAACCGCTAAGATCCCCTGCACTAGCCAAATACTCCAAACCTTCTACTAAGTCGTTGATCGAGTCGCCCGTTTCAGTTAATTTCATGTTGCTTTCTTCTGGTTGAATGGTGAAACCTTCTGACTGCATGGAGTACAGCATTATCATGTCCGTAGCAAGTACCAAATCCTCTGGAATTAACGTTGACTTTAATGCCAGTAGCTCGTAAGAGCTTAATGGTTTGAATACCTCATATAGTTCCGTTGCAGACTCAAACACTCCAGAATCTTCATCATTAACTATTCGTTTTGTCTCTTGTACCAATAGAGACCTTTGTTCAATGAACAATTTTACGGCTTCTGCGGAAATTGCGGTATTCTCTAAAGATAATATATGTAGGATTTCGCAAGTTTTTTTGAAGCCCCCAAACTGGCTTAGGGCATGACTTAGGGTAGATATTGCCTTGTCTGTCTTGGCACTGAGTTCTTCTAGTGTTATGCCGGGGATGCTTGCAGCGATCGTCAACATAGCGTGAACAGTGTTGACACCTTTTTTGGCTGCATCGGGACAAATCTCGACTGCCTTGACTCTGGAAATTTTAATACCTGGATAAGCTGCCTCCATATCTGCATCAAAGTTAATGCTACGATTTTCCAGAACGTATCTGTAGTGTTGTTCTTCGGGGGATTGACAAGCTCGTGTTCTACCTTGGGCTTGGATTTCCTCGGCGATGGTTCTGTATTGGACGTAATCCTCAAAGTCTTGATCTCTGTCTGTGAGTCCAGATGGATCTACTTGGATGCCAGTCATACAGGCATACTCAACAGCCATAGCCCCACGGTTCGGGACATGGAGGCCAGCTTGTACCATCACCTTAGTGTCTTTAAAAGCATTCGTACCTCTGTTATCTCTGTACTTGGTTCCATTGATCGCGTCTGGAACATCGGGCATGCCCTTGTAGTCGAGTACTCCGATTTCTTTAATAAGGTGGCGTTTCCGTAAGCTTTTTACTACTTCCCGCATTGGGTTGCTTGTTCTGTTGCGACTGATATCTACTGCCTCATAGACGTACAGTAGGTTTTGGTTTGAGCAGTCTTGACGTGGTTGAGAGATAACCGCAATGTCATCTTCAGCCACGTTAAACCGTCCTGATATCCATCGTTTATTGGCAGTAGCATCGAGCACCAGTACAGCTTTTGCTTTGTCTTGTACCGCCTTCCAGGTAGTGTCTTCAGTCGTGACTTCAAGTTTGTCAACAACTGTTCTGGCAGATCCTTTTACGCTTCCGCCCACGATTTCAAGTAGTGCTGTCAAGAAATCAGGAAGTAAAGCTGCTGTATTGAACTGTTGTCTGCTTTTAAAGTTATATTTCTCTAGTCTTTTTAGAAGTGCTTTATTTGAACTTGCAGCTATCTCAACTCTGAGTTTTTCAGTATCAGGAGTCAGTACCGCACGCGCCTTGGATGCCAATGAGGGTATATCGCTAAATTCATAGCCTTCCATTAATGTCTGGAAGGGAAAACCATACATCGACTTCGTTTGTATGTTCTCAATAATTCCGCCTAAAAAAGGCGTTAACTCATTGAAGTTTTTGGCTTCAGCGGATACAGCTAGTTTGGCGATCGTTTTCTCTATTTGTGCAACTGAGACGGATACCGTCCGAGAAGTGATAGGGGATTCGTCGTCCAATACGATTAGGGTCTTACTGAGATCTTCATTCTTTAGGCGATACATGAGTGACAGGGAGCCAACTAGTCTGGTCTCCTTCATCTTTTCCTTCACTTCAGAGAGATATCCATACCCATCTCCGCTAGACTTCTGGCAATCGGAAAAGTGAGGGCACACACCACAAATCTTGATCTCGTCAGCCCAACCAGATTGCTGTACAGCTTGGAATTCTTTAGCTAAATGACAGTTACCAGCTATCTCTTGGTACTCAACACCCTCTGCTGGCTCTGCAGTAACAATGTCATTCTTTCCTGGTATTGTCTGTCTACCGGATAAACTATAGAGCTTTGTGGCTCTTGATGGTACCAATGTATACCCAGCTCTAGCTTCTTCTGTTGTCAGGTTGCGCGATCGGTTGGATAGGTGAATAACCCTTTCGATTCCCTCGACCTCTCTGATCAGAGCAGTTGCAGTTGATTTCCCCATTCCAGTCTGGGATACGTCAAGGATGAGTTTCTTCCCCATTGCGATACTTTTAGATATCGCATGTTCTAATTCGGATACGTCCAGTTGATCGATTTTCAGGTCTCCATGATACTCAAAGTATTTTTCTACAGCATACAGAAAGTCAATATTGGCTGCTGCCAAAGAAGATTCAGTCTTGGTTGCTGAAATGTTGACAGAGTTAGACGCGCATCCTGTAATCCGCTTTGAGGACATCCATGAAGCTTTTCCGATCAGCTCATCAGGAGCAATCTTTGCCTTAAACTCTTCTAGTGATACGTATTCGATTGGTGTGTCTACTGGGATCTCATCAGGATCTGTTCCACCTTTTTTGTGTTGACCCCACCAACCAAATTGAATATCCACACCAACTAACCTGCAAACCAAGGCAAGTGTGTCAATGTTTTGCATGACTCTAGGATTCACCAATGAACCACCATCTGGTAGGAAGATGACTGGGACGGCCGAGAATTTACTCACGATCGCCTGAATCTCTCTAGAGCTCTTTGCCGCCTGCAAGCCAGAGATACCGATAACGATAGATGCAGGGTTGCGCTGTGCGATAATAGATGGCTTGTAAACAGTCCCTTCTACTATTAGGATCGACCGTGGCTTGACCTGTGCGTTTAATACAGTAACGGGGTTCTGACCAGTCTCTCCGAGTTGGATCGGTATTTCATTGTTCCAAAAATAACCTTTCTTCCCTCTGCATTGAGAACCTTGAGCGTATCCCGCCAGAGAGAACATCAAGCAGCCTACGGAGCCGCGAAGTGAATAGTAGCCTAGTTCTTTAATTGTCTCATCAGTAAGACCTCTATTTAGGCATTCTGCACGGCCTTCTAAAGACAGTGGATGCTCTGCTATAAATTTCAGCCAGAACTGATTACGCGCCTCTCTTACAGGCAGCGATTTGATTCTCTTGGTCTCAGCTTCAAGTTGCGCCTTGACAACAGCCTCTCTTTCTCTCCGCCATTCTTCTTTTTGTTGTTCGTTAAAATTTCTGCTGTCTGTGAAGACCTTACCCCACAGTCCGCTAGAGATACCGCCAAATCTGTGACCAAAATTTGTTATGTCCGTCTGTGACGAGACCTTTTTGCATAGGATGAGATCGGGATTGTTTTGTATCGTTCTACAATCGCCTTTTGTGTCACCACAGTTGATGCAAGGGTTGGAGCGGGAAGTTGGGACAAAATTATTTTTCATTTTGATTTAATGGGTTGATCTAATGAGTTGACGGGCTCCTTAATTTTAACACGCAATTCACCTTGTTGCCAATATTCTCGAAAAGGATTATAATAGAGATCTCATTACAAAGTTATGTTGTTTATAAGCAACAGATTGTAGTTTGGCTTAATGGAGCAATGACAAAATTGTAGTTTGGCTTAATGGAGCAATGACAAAATTGTCCTCTGGCAGGGACACCCACTAACTCTCAGCAAGGAGAGTTTTTTTATTGGAATTTGACATGAAAAAACGCCGCAAGTGGTTAGTGCCTGCGGCGTTTCTTGTTGGTACTCTAAGAACTGGCCTAAGAGCTGGCCTCTTTCTCTAAGATTTCTCTCAACTGAACCCAATTATGGAAGTTACCTGAGTTGAAATTTACAGGGTAGTTGGAGCCAGGACATTGAGCTACGTGTTCAGTCGGAGCAGCGTGGATCGGTGACGAACCAAGAAGAGTGTTTATTCTCTTTATGTCAGCAGCAGTATCCTTTTTATCTTTAAACCCGTAACTCACTCTAGCACAGCGAGAAGCACTGATCAGGGCAAGTTGCCTGTAGGTCTTCTCTGGATCCGGTTCATTCTCGGAAGCCTCTACAAGGTCACCGACATCAATATATGGTAAATGCCATTCACCCTCTTCCAATAAGTCGGGGGTGCTGATCAACAGTGCTAGTTTAATGGCTTTTGCTAGTTGCTGCATCTCTGGCTGGGCTGAAGAGTGGGTTCTCAGTGCTATGTAGTTATCCCATTCGGTACTGCTAACAACTCCATCAGCCCAAGCGATCGGCAAAAGCCAGCGGTTTGTGTATTGCTTGTGCAAACCAGCAAAGTCCAAGGTTTTTTGACCTAGTTTGACAATACTAGACAATGCAGCCCACGTAGTTTTAGCGAGAAGTAATCTCCATCCAGTTAATTCCTCACCCCCAGTCATTCCAGATTGATTTGAGAGCCACGCATCTGGCTCAAAGTCTGCGGATAGGCGATATTTAGCCGCAGGTATTGCTCGGCTGCTATTAAAGGAGCGACTGAAGACTCTGTGTGTGTTAAACTCCTGAAGAATAAAAGTTGGGCAATGAATCTGCAAGGTGGTCAACCTGGAGCCTCGATCGTTGATACTGTCACAAACAACGACTGCGGATACTTTGTTTTTCATGTTAGGTTCATTTGTCATATTAGGTTTTGTCGCTCCAAATTAAGTTAGTTGCTTTGTTGTTCTTAACGTTGCCGTCTTTATGTTTTACATACTTCAACTGCAGTGGATTGGGTATAAAGCAGATTGCAATCAGGCGACTTACGTAATGATTAGATTTTCTGCCATTGGTTGACAGACTTACCTTCTCTGCTCCGTTGTGGTGAAAAGACCGTACACGACCTTTTTTTAGCGTAGTAACTGATTTTCTTTGTGTCTTAATGGATCGAACATCACCATTATTTGAGCATTGGTACGCAGGGTGCCCAGGAACCGATCTCCATTCTTCTACTATTACAGTCTTTCGTAGCCGTCCCCAATTAGAACATTCTAGGGAGGGCTGTGACTCAACAATCTTCCAGATTTCTTCGTCAATAGCTTTCTGAGGTTTCTCGATCATATATTCAGATACAAGGGCTGACTGTTCTTTATTTGCTGTGGCTTGCATATGGAGTAGTTTATTGGTTTACCATTCCTTAATCATATCTGAAGTTTGCGAAACATGCAATAGTACCGCAGTATTCTATTGCAGCATTCGTCAAAAACTGATATGATATAGAAC